ATAAATCGTTTACGATAGCTGCCATACTATTCTATTCCTCCCTTATGCTGTTATAGTAGTGTTTACTTCGATTGCAATCACGGATTTGATTGGTTGTATTGTACCAGTCACGGTGAAGGTACTGTTTCCTGCATCTGCTACTGTAAGTGCTGTTCCATTACGGTTAATGCTTCCTTCTGTTGCAAATTCTGTGATGATACCATTGATTACTGTGTTGAATGCTGCACGGTTGGACTCTGACTCTTTTGCTTTAACGAAAGCTTGACCTTCAAAAGCAATTCTACGAAGTATTGCATCAACAGTAGTTCTGCACACGATAAGTCCATCTGCACTACTTTCTTTGAAACTGGTTGTTACACCAAGGTTGATACGATATTGGTTACCTCCCTGTAATCTTTCAGGTCTTACAAAGAGAACACCAATGTTTTGAAGTGTAAGCATCTGTGTTGCATCAAAGTTGTATACACCGGTAAGGTCAAGAAGTCCAAGTGCTTCAAATCCTGGTTCTTCATCATAATCACTGCCGATACAATGTCCTACCACACAACCTGCTAATGAGTCAGGTAATGCTACACATATACGGCCGTCACCATCACCTGCTGTGATAGTTGTTAACGTGGTTACTATAACTGCTTCCGGTGCAGTGTTTTCTGCATTGTCTACTGCATCTTTTACTGTACCGTATGGGATTACATATGCTTCTCTGAACACACCGTTCTCGGCGTTGTCATGTACACCACTTTTGATTGCTCCAATTTTAGTGGTGATTGAATTATTGGTGCTGCTTTTTGCTTCTTCTACGTATATGATATTGGTTACATCTGTGAGGTGTGCAGTACTTTCTATTGCACCGGTGAAAGCGTCTGCTGTATCGGTCTTGATACTGTACACGTAGAAGTTATCATTCTCGGACTCTGTTAACACGTCTTGCATGTATTTGAGTGTTTTTGTGAGTCCTTTGTTTTTTGCTATTGTTTCAAAAGCTTTGAAGTTGGTGTAACTGGTTATTTTGTTGTCAATAGTTGCTATTGCAGTACTTGTTTGTACCAAGAAAAGGGGTACTTCGTCTTCAGTGAACTCGGCGTTATCGGTTACTGTTTCTGTGAAGTATACTCCTGGAAGTTTACTATATGTCAAATTGTTTTCCTCCTCAAAAAATAAAATATTTTTTCTTTCGTTCTTTTTCTCTTTATTCCATTCAATCGTTAGTTTAATCAAAATCTGCCGGTATAGTTACATCATCAATGATGAACTGTTCCACACTTTCACCATAATCCCTTACACACTCCTCATACAAACAGGAAGCACTTAGTACACTCCGTAGTAATGGCGGGTGTCTGTCCGGTTCATCCATCGTGAACGGAGGCTCAACTATCAACTCACCCTCAACGATACCATAATACTCCGAAATACTACTATACCCATACTCATCAGGAAGTGGACATTTGCCTTTAACTGTACGGTTGGTATGAGTAGTACTGGCTTTGCACATTCCACCACTGGCACAGTGTCCATCAGTGTATTGTGTGCAGTACTGGTAGTGATTGTTATGCTCCTTGTGGAAGCATTCCATCACTTGACCAGTAATGTCTTCTCTTTCCTGTTCTGTGTTACACCATATGTTGATGTTGATATGTGCTTCTCTTCGGTAGTAGATTTTCTCTGTTGATCCACTTGTGTCATGGTATCGGTACTTCGTGTTTATTCCTCCACTGGTGTCGAGTGTGATAACTGGTAGGGTTGGCGAGTTGCTGAATTGTCTTCGTACTTCTACTGGTTTGTCATCATGTGTGATGTGTCCTTGTAGTAGTTTTACGAGGTATTGTTCAAAGTTGTTCATTTATTCGCCTCCCTTGTAGTACTGGTGGAAGTAACTTGCCACCTTATTAGATGGTGCTACACTACCTATGGCTCTGTTCATGAAATCATTAGCCTCCATCCGACTGGTACCAAAGTTCACATACTGCCAGTACTCGGCACTGTTCTTTAGTAAACCCTCAACCATGTTTCCTCCGAGTCTTACATCTATGCTATGACTTCTTCGGAGGTTTCCTGTGTCTACTGGTGCTTCTCTCATACTGGCTGTTTGCAGGTCGTACATTGTTTGTTTGACTGCTTTTTCCATTGCTAGTCGCATTTTGACTTCGCTTACTTTCTGGTAGAAGCTGTCATTGATTGTCATCTTAGCGGGCATGGTTTATCGCTCCCTTACAATGTGTGCCTTAGTGTACTTGTGAAACTTCTTGTAGTGTTGTACTTGTCCGATGATATGATACCTGTCCCCCTTACTGTCTCGTAGTTGGTCGGTATCATTTAGGGGTGTGGATATGTCAGAGTAGATTTTGTAGAGGTTTTGAAGCTCCACTCCATACTGCTTGGCTATTTCCACATTACTCTCATTCTGAAAGTCTACCACTATGTCATCGGTGTAAACATATTCTTCCACAGTTTCACCATACACGCCAGTGCCACTGGTTTGTAGTGTGTATCTTTGTAGTGTGGTGTCAGGGAAGTGTATCAAAGTAACACCACCCTAGCCTTATACTTCTGTCTTAACGATTCGATTAAACGATTGATTTGATTGCTTGTACTCACGGTACTGTTATTGTCAAAGCTGACACTGACATCACCCTCGGTAATGCTACTCATGTTTCCACCCATGTTATCCTTTATCATGTACATGGCAAGAGGAATAACTGCACTACTAATATCCTCCTCGTTTAATTGTTGAGTGTAGGTGCATCGTAGTTCACCCGTGACTATTTTGTCAAAGTAAATGATACCATCCTCCGAGATATAATGAGGAGTTATGCTTTCACCCTCAACGGTAACGGTTACAGACTCAACACCTACCGGATAAAATTGAGTCATGTACCGTTTACCATTAAACCGTTCCACATAATCGGTATGATTGGTGGGTGTTACATCACCAATGAATGCTCGTGCCTGCTTGAGTAATAATTGTAGTTGGGTGTCAGTGTACTGTGAGTCATCTATTCCATACACTTGTAGTAATTCTCTTAGGTCAGATATTTCTGTCATGTTCCCTTTCATCTCCCAACTAGGTAATACTCAAAAGAATATAATACTGTACCCTCTAGGATGATCCACTACCAGCAGTAGCAGTAACTGGTGCAGTAATACTGTCAATAACACCACATTTATGAGGAGCAACATTCATAGCAGTTACGAAACTAGCAACACACTGATTGTAAGCAAGGTTGGAAGCAGGTAAATCACTTATGAGTGATGGTCTCATCAAGTATTTAACTTCAATAGCAGCACTGTCAATAATAGCAAGTGAATGTTTAGCACCACTATTAGCAGTAGGCATATTTTTATCCACAACAATAGGTATTGCACTACCATCAGGTGATTCATAGGTGGATACTCTGAAACCTAATCCAATGTCTACTTGGTCATTGTATCTACGATATGGTGCAGCGATTTTCTTTAATTGTTTTGCTACAAAGTTGTCAGTTACTATGAGGTCAGGTCTTCCACCATTGTTATCAATGATTGTGGATAACATGTCATCAATAGCATCTTCTGTGATTGCATCGTTTGCACTTGCAGTGTTTACTGCACTGTCTGAAATAACTGCTTTGAAGTTCTTAGCAGCTGTTGTACCTGTACCAGTCAAGAGTGTTTCATCTATGAGGCTGTTTACTTGGAAATATGCTCTTTGAATTTCTCTTTCAAGAAGGTCAGTTTTGTCTGTACCCATTTGAGCCATTCTTGAGATAGTAATACCTTCTGCTACTGTTTTCATTCTCTGTGCTACTTCAGTGTAAGTTGTAACTGCGAAATCTGGAATGTTTTCTGTTTCATTAATGAAACTTGCAGCGTTGGTTGGTGCTTCTTTGAAGAAAGCTACATTAGCAGTGTCTACATCATAACATCTTCCTTTGTTTTCCAATGCTTGTAAGAATGGACTGTATTGGAATGTTTTCATCATGATTTCATCATCATAGGTGATTGCCATTGCATCTGCTACGTAGTCTGTGCTTTCTACTGCTTTTCTTAATTGTTCCATGTTATTGTTCATATGCTTCATCTCTCCATTTATTATTAAATCATAAAATTATTGTCTTATTCTTGTCGTTTTCTACTCAGAAGAATTTCTCTGCTAATTCACGTGGTGTGTAAGCTTTTTTAATTTCTACTGTTTCCTCTTGTTCATCACCATTTGATTGGTATTGGAATTGTAGTTCTTCCTTGGTGTGTGCTTTGAAGATTTCTTCGATTTTTTGGTCGACTATGTTTTGAATGCTCTTTTTGAGTTTTTCTTCTTTGTCTTCCTCATCATCGGTTTCTTCTTCTTCAGCTTCTTTTGGTTCTTCTTCGGTTGCTTCCTCTTCGGTTGCTTCCTCTTCAGTTGCTTCTTCGGTTGCAGGTTCTTCCTCTACTACTTCTTCTTCTACAACATCATTGTCATCAAGAAC